GGGAAACGCAAATCCGACAAGCCATTGATAAGGCTAATGAGTCACAACAGCGATTTAATCGCTCTGTTAAAGGGGCGAAATCTGAAACACGTCAGTTGCTTTCAACAATTGAAAGGATAGCTACTGCATATCTATCCTTTCAAGGAATACAAAGAACGATAGGAGCTGTAGACACCTTCGTTTCTACTCAGGCTCGCCTAAATCTGATTGTAGACGAAGGTCAAACGGTAGACCAGCTTCAAAACAATATATTCGCTGCCGCGGAACGCGCTCGCGGTGACTTTGTGGCCATGGCAAGCAGCGTAAGCAAGCTTGATTTGCTTGCTGGTGATGCTTTTTCAAACACAGATGAAATTGTCGCTTTTACAGAAACTATGCAAAAAGCTTTCAAAGTTAGCGGCGCATCCATCATGGAGCAACAGGCCGGGATGTATCAGCTCACGCAGGCAATGGCAGCAGGTAAACTTCAAGGAGACGAATTTAGGTCGATCATGGAGAACGCTCCGATGCTCGCCGATGCCATTGCAAAATTCACCGGGAAGTCAAAAGGTGAGCTTAAAGAAATGTCGTCGGAAGGGCTGATAACGGCAGATATCATAAAAGCAGCTTTATTCATGGCGGCGGATGATATTAATAAAAAATTTGAATCGTTGCCGAAAACGTTCGGAGATGTGTGGCAACAAATTAAAAATAACGCATTTCGTGCTTTCGAGCCGGTATTCCAAAGATTGAATGAGTGGCTAAATTCAACACAAGGGGCAGCGATGATTCAATCAATAAGTAATGCCCTAGTATATGCTGCAACTGCAGCCAGTCTATTGATTGATGCTCTAATGTGGACAGGAAACGTAATACAGTCCAACTGGGGCATCATTGAACCTATACTGGTAGCTATAAGCTCAGCTCTCATGTTTTGGGCACTTACACAGATCCCCTTGCTTATCTCAAAACTCTGGTTGATGGTTCAACCAATTCTAGCTCAGGCTGCCGCTTGGGCGATGGCTAACTTACCACTATTACTAATCGGTGCATTAATCGGGTTAATTATCGGCTTATTAATCAAAATGGGAGTAATAACTGACAAGGTAGTAGGGTTTATAAGTGGTATCTTTGGAGGTTTGTTTGCTTTTATCTACAATATCATAGCCGATATATGGAATGGATTTGCAGCATTTGCTGAGTTTTTCGCAAATGTGTTTAACCATCCCGTTTACTCTGCTAAGAAGTTATTCGCAGACTTTGTCATATCCACTTTAAATCTGATCAAAAAAGTAGCTGAAGCTATTGATTGGGTGTTCGGCTCCAATTTAGCCGGAGGTATCACCAAATTACAAGATAAGATGATGGATTGGGTTGGAGAAATGCCTGAGGGTTATAAAGTTATTGACCGGATGGAGAAAAAGTCGATCGTCGACTCATTTAAAAGTGGCTATGAGAAAGGAGTTAATTTTGTAAATGGTATAAGTGAGGCTATAAAAGGGTTCAACATGGGTGCCATTGGGGATCTGTTCTCTGGAAATTTTGATATTGCAAACATCAACAAAGTCAACGAAGTCGGCAAAATCCGCGACACCGTGGATATATCCAGCGAAGATCTAAAAACGATGCGAGAGCTTGCGGAGATGAAGAGTATACAGAACTTTGTCACTTTGACGCCAACCGTATCCGTCCAGACCGGACCGATCCAAAACGGGTATGATGTGGATACGATTGTGGCGCGCATCGAGACGGTGCTAACAGAGCAAATCGCTTCTTCGGCGAAAGGGGTGTACGGATGATGGCTGATCAATACGGCATTTGGCTGTCGTGGAACAACCAGGAGGAAGGGTTTGAGCTGCCCGTCCTGCCCAGCGAGATCGGCCCGTCCATCCGCGGGGACGGCGCCGGGCATGACGTGTACAAGCTCGGCAAGATCAACGTCTTCAAGGACCGGGAGCTCGCCGAGTACACGATCGAAAGCCTGTTCCCGGCGCAGCCGTATCCATTTATTACGGCATCAGTTGTGCTGGAGCCGAAGGCGTATATCGACTACATCATGAAGTGGTGGGAGACGAAACGGCCGATCCGGTTTGTGTACGTTGGAGCGACAATGGAAATCAATACACCCGCAAGCATTGAATCGTTTGAGTGGAAGGAAGTCGCCGGTTCTCCCGGGGATATTCAGTATTCTTTGAGGTTGAAAGAATATCGATTTTATGCGGCAAAAAAGGTGACTGTCGCCAAGCAAACACAACCAACTGGAGGTCAAAGTCAAATCATTCAAAAAACACAACCACCAAGGCCGAATGATAGGCAGCCTCCACAAACATACACATTGGCTCCAGGAGACAATTTAGTAAAGGTTGCTAAGAAACTGCTTGGAGACGACTCAAAATGGCGGGAGATTCAAAAACTCAATGGCATTTCAGATGCTGAGTTAAAGAGGTTACCTGTAGGAAAGGTTTTAAGAATCCCTGTTCCATCAGGTGGTGTGGGAATTGCTTGAGATATTGCTAGATAATAAGAATGGTAACGTGTGGGATCTCTCGGAAATTGCGAAGGACCTGACTTGGACCACGACACGAGTAGGCCGGCCGGCAAGTGTGGATTTTACAATTATCAATAGTGGTATCTTCCAGGATAAGTCGTTTACGATCAACAACGGTGACATCATCCGTGTGCGGAAGGACGACGCCAACGTGTTCTACGGGTACGTGTTCAACGTTAAACAAAACCAGGACGCCGAGATTGCAGTGAAAGCATACGATCAGGTCCGGTATCTGCTGAACAAGGATACCTACGTATTCAAGAACGTCACAACGGGCGACGTCATCCGGCGGATTGCCGGCGACTTTAACCTAAAAGTGGGACGGATCGACGACACCGGCTACCGGATCCCGTCCATGGTCGAGGACGGCCAGACGTTGTTGGATATCATCGAGAAGGCCAACACTCTCACCATGGCAAACACGAACCGATTTTTCGTATTCTTCGATGATTTTGGCGAGTTGTCACTTCGGAACGTGAACGACTTCCTGGCCGGTTTTTACATCGGCGACGAAAGCCAGATGACCGGGTTCGAGTATGGTCGTGACATCGATCAAGATACGTACAATCTAGTTAAGTTGTACCGTGACAACCAAGAGACCGGCAAGCGCGAACTGTTTGTCGCCCAAGACAGCGCCAACATTGCCCGGTGGGGCGTGCTGCAGTTGTACGAGAGCGTAGATGAGGGCATGAATACTGCTCAAATCAATGAGATGCTGACGCAATTGGTACGGCTCAAAAATCGGGAACAAAAGAGCCTGAAAATTAATGCCATAGGCGACATCCGGGTGAGAGCAGGAATGTACCTGCCGATCATCATAGAATCGTTGGGAATCAATCAACCGATGCTCGTCGATGAGGCGAAGCACAAATTTGACGGTGAAGATCACACGATGGATCTAACATTGAAGGTGATATAATGCTGAATGCAATTAGACAGGCCGCCCTTTCTGCCATGGAGGCAGGCAACCCGGTGGCTGTTATGTTTGGAACGGTGATCAAAACAAATCCGCTCGAAGTGAACGTGGATCAACGGTTTACGCTCGATGCGGATTTTCTGGTTGTGCCGGAATCGCTGACGAGGCTGGAATTGGACCTGCGACACGTTCACACCATCCCCAGCGGAACGACGGACGAGGCCTTGACACAGCCAGTCGTTATCCGCCCTGGGCTGCAGGCCGGTGATCGGGTCGTTCTTCTCCGAATGCAGGGCGGCCAAAAATATCTGATTTTAGATAAGGTGGTGAGCGGATGATCCCAACAGGCGGAAGTATCAACACGCTGAACACCCAACTGACCGAGCAACCTTCCCGAACTTGGAAGCTCGATTTTGAGCGTGGCCGTGTGACGGGGACAATTGACGGACTGGACGCGGTTCGGCAGTCGGTATCCAAAATCGTCCATACTGAGCGATTCCGATATCTGATCTACGACGCGGACTATGGCATAGAGCTGGACGGTCTGGTTGGCCGGGATCCCGTGTTCGTCCAGTCCGAACTGCGCAGGCGGATCCGGGAAGCTTTGACGCAGGATGACCGGATCGAAAGCGTCACGGATTTTCAGATCGACATCGCCGGCGACACCGCGACCGTGCGGTTTACGGTCGTGTCGTCGTTCGGATCATTTCAGCAGGAGGTGACGGCGCGTGTATGAACATCAGACGTACGAGGCGATTTTAAACCGGATGTTGGCGCGGGTGCCCGACAGCCTGGACAAGCGGCCAGGGTCGGTCATTTATGATGCCCTGGCACCGGCGGCCGCAGAGCTTGCACAGCTATACGCGGAACTTGACATCAACTACAACTTGTCTTTTGCCGACACAGCCAGCGGCGACTACCTAACCCGGCGCGCCGCGGAATTCGGCGTCAACCGCAAATCAGCTACAAAAGCCCGCCGGGAAGGGCGGTTTTATGCGACCGGTGATGTTCCGCTCGACATTCCGATCGGCAGTCGGTTCAGCATCGAAGGCGTGAATTATGCCGTCGTCTCCAGGATCGCCACCGGCGTGTATACGCTGGAATGCGAGACTGCTGGTACGGTCGGCAACCAGCATTTCGGCGCGCTGCTGCCGATCACGTACATTACGGGGCTTTCCAAGGCAGAGCTAGGCGTGGTGCTCGTGCCAGGCGAGGACGAGGAAGACGACGAAACTCTGCGGCAGCGGTATTTCGAGGAGATCAGCCGGCCTGCGTTTGGCGGGAACGTGGCCGACTACAAGCAAAAGATAGGCGCTATTGATGGCGTCGGTGGAGTGAAGGTATTCCCAACGTGGCAGGGCGGCGGCACCGTCAAATGCACGATCATCGCCTCCGACTGGGGCGTACCGTCCCAGCAGCTGGTCGACGAGGTGCAAAACATCATCGACCCCCCGGGCAGTAGCGGGCAGGGCATCGGAACGGCGCCAATCGGCCATCAAGTGACGATTGCCGGCGTGCAGTCTGTAGCCATCGACGTGACCACGACCGTGACGCTAGCGGACGGGGTGACGGTTGGTCAAGTGCAGGGGCCTATTGCAGAAGTCATCGATGCGTACCTACTCGGGCTCCGAAAAGAATGGGCCAACCAGGCTCAGCTCGTCGTCCGGGTGGCGCTAATCGAGGCGGCTATCCTGGGTGTACCGGGTGTCATCGACGTGGCCGACACCAAGCTGAACGGAACCGCGGCAAACGTTCTACTGGGCGAAGAGGAGATCCCGGAACTGGGGACGGTGACGGTTCATGCGTGAGCGAATGTTGCAATACTTGCCGGATTTTTACCGCGAGATCCTGGAGTTTGTCGAACTTGACCAAACGGAAAGCGCGGAACTGGATGATCTGGAGGGCGCCATTCAGCGCGCCTTTGACGATCAGTTTGTCATGACGGCGAGCGCCGAGGCCGTGAAACGCCGGGAGCGCATACTGGGCATTCAGGCCGATCCACAGACCGAATCGCTCGAATTCAGACGTAAGCGGTTGGTAAACCGGTATTCCACGAAGCCGCCGTTTACACTTCGGTACTTGCAACAGCAGCTCGATGCGTTGGTCGGTCCCGGCATGACGATCGTATCGGTTGACCCGCAGAATTTTATCTTGTACGTCACAACGAACATTGAAAATGCCAATGTATTTAAAGAAGTGCAGCATACAATCGAGACAATTAAGCCGGCCAACCTGCTCTACCAGCAGAATACCTCTCTCAGTGATGATATTGTATTGGAAGAACACATTTCTGCCCAGTCGATAAGTTGGAACTATAAATTAGATGGTTCGTGGAAATTAGGAGAAAAACCATTTGCAACTCTTGGTCCGGAGGTGATCGT